GCACTCGATGGTCCAACGTTCCACCGCATCGAGGAACCACGCTCCGAAACACAGATCGCTGCCACGAAACTCCAGTCAGAGATGCTGGCAGACCTCATCGATGCCGGAGGCCCATACCTCCCTAACACTGAATCATTTCTCTGCTCGAAGGCTTACTGCGATCACTGGGACATATGTCCCTTTGGTGCAGCTCTTCGAGCGTCTTAGATCCCACGAAAAGGAAACCCAATATGAATACCAAAGACCTATCCATAGTCACGCAAGTGGCAGGCAAGATTGCCTCTGATGTTGTGCAGTCGGACACAGCTATAGCTGCTGTCCGGGATGGCGTGTTTGCTGAGATCACAGAAACTGTTCTGTCGTCTCTGCTTGACGCCATGAATGTCAGTACCGCTACTGCTCCTGTTGTGCAGCTCGCACCGGAAGCTCAAGGTCATGACGCCGCTGTGCAAAACGTGTTGAACCAGTTCGACGGGGCAACCGTTACCACTGACAACACGTCAGTTGACTATCAGCCAAGTCCACCGACTCAGATCCACACAAAGTCCAGCATGATTGACATGCTCGAGGACGCTCTGTTCCACAATCCAGACAACTGGAAAGTGTGGGATACCGAGAAGGCGTCAATGAATGGTGGTAACTCCCCCGACATCACACACGAAACACTGAAGCAAGATGGCAACAACTACAAAGTTGGCATCTTCATGGTGTCTCGCTACGCCGGTCAGTCTGCTCCTGAGTGGGCATGGACGAAACTCGGCAAGCAAAGCCAGTACGCATCACTATTGGCTGCAGGGAAAATCACTGCCTGATGCTTCGAGCCCTTCCTGAAGTAAAGGATGAGCTGTACAGGTGGGCTACTTCGGACATTGTCCGAGTGCCTCTGGGCTACTCGTTCTTCGACGACCGCACACAAGGTGGCATGGCTCCGGGCCAAGTCATGATTCTCCTCGCCCGGACCGGCGTAGGTAAAACATGGTTCTTAATAAATGTCGCTGCGAATAACCCTGACGTTCCGACCGTCTTCTTCTCGCTGGAGATGCATGGCCGCTACATCTTGGAAAGGTTGTCGAGCTGCTACACGGGAACGGCCACAACAACAATTGAAAAGACGATGCGTGAACACGGCAAGTGTTCCGCTATCGAGATGACCAGTGTTTCCCTCCCTCTTCTGGTCATTGAAGATGAGCCCGACCTCGGCCTCGGGGACATGACCGAGGTCCTCAACGATTACGAGTCTCGTTTAGGTGCCCGACCGAGGTTGGTGCTCATCGATTACTTAGAGCTGGTGCGAACGTGGGGGGACAACCAGATGGACTCCGTGCAAGGCATGGCTCGAGCAATGAAGAACTTCGCTCGAGAGAATGACTGCTGTGTCATAGTCCTTCACCAAGTTAAGCGTGGCGACCACAACGCTGGCCACCGACCGCTCGACTTGACTGACGGAAAGTTCGGCGGTGAAGAATCCGCTGACTATGTGGTCGGCATGTACAAGCCAAGTCTTGATCCCAACATCTCTCAGAAGATGCGGGACTACATGGAGAACGACATCAGGTTGCAGTTCTTAAAGACTCGAACTGGCGGCGGTATTCACCCGGACGGAGTTCAGCATCACTGGGATCCGAAGACGGGAAAGATCACCAGACCACTGGTTCAAGACCAGCTCGAATTATGACGAAATTCCAAGGTCCTAGGGGTAGGGGCGAATGCTGTAAAGCCCTTAGGCGGCTTCCTGTGAGGAGCAAAAAGGGGTAATTATGGAGAAACCTGCTTCTGTGAGCCATGTTGGCGATGACATCCGCCTGTGGCTGGAAATAGGACAACAGTCCGGGTGGTGCGGGCAAGTGACCTGCGGCACACACGACGGACCTGAGCTGACTGAATCTGAATACGACTCGATGGTCGATTACGAAGACCCGTGTGTTCCGATCGTTCGCATCTTTGTGCCGGAGGATCTCAAATGAGGTTGACGTGTTGTGCAGGCCACCTATCGCTCCGACCGATCATGAGGAACTACCGAAAGATCGACAACGTGAAAATCGGTGTGTCGATCTTCAAATACCCAGAGCTACTGAAACTCGAGATGAAGGACACCTACGTTCCTGAACCTGAATACGGAGGAGAAGGGTGAGAAACGAAAAGCTCAACGACATTCGAGACCGCATTAAGGGCAGCATGTCAATGAACGAAGTGCTGAACCTGCTTGGCATGGAGCCACCGAACCGTGCAAACAAGATTCGTTCGCTCACGAACCCGGGTGAACGTACACCGTCACTTCATGTTTATGAAAACAACTGGCACGACTACTCGACCGGCGAAGGTGGAGATGTGATCCAGTTCTACCAGTCAGCTACGGGATGCTCGTACATGGAAGCGCTCGAGCGTTTAAGCGGTGAACGCACCAACCCTCTCAAAGTAAAGAAACGTCCAGCTCCACAACGAAAAATCGAGAACTTGAACAATGCGTTTGTCAACGAACCAGAAGCATCGCCTGCCGGATATCGAAGAGCTGAAGAGTTCGTGGCAAAGAAATGGCCCTACGTCCAGCTTGACGATCTGTTGGGTTTCGATGTCAAGGTCACCGAAACAGAGCTATGGACACCACACAAGGACGCTTCTGGAATCATCCGAGGGATAAAGCGACGCAACACGAAGACAGGAGACAAGTACTCAGTCACCGGATCGACGTTTACCTGTGAGCCGTATCGAGTTCGACACCTCGTCGACACTCCTTTAGCTGTCCTAGTTGAAGGTGAGTCGGATCTTTGGTGCATGGAAGTGTGGCTTCGTAAGAACGGTTGGCAGTACAAGGCGTTCGCATACGCCCTTCCTTCTGGAGCTGCAACTTGGCGAGATGAATGGAAAGAGCTATTCATTCGACACACCCACACGTTTATTTGCCTCGACGACGATGACGCTGGTCGAGCAGCTACGAAGAGGATTGCTAACGAGCTGCAGAACGCCACGTCAGTGTGTCCACCCGGAGGTCGAGTAGCTGAAGCCATTGAGACCGCTGACGAGTGGTTGGCTCCGGTAATGGAGCTGGTGCTCTGATGTGGATCTATCTTTGGTTGCTGCTCGACTGGACCGGATACCACGCAGAGCCCCCACATAGTGAGATTCCCGCTGTCGTCGAGGAGTACTTCGGTGAGGAAGCATCCAGAGCGCTAGGCGTCTTCTGGTGTGAGTCGTTACATCGACCTACCGCCGTGTCTCATACCGATGACCACGGTGTTGCTCAACTCTCAGATTGGTACTGGGGCGAAGAAGCCTTCGGTGACCGGTGGAGTCGTGTTTATGAAGTCCGACCCAATATCTCTATGGCGTTCGAGATCTGGAAATGGGGCGAAAAACGCTTTTCGGACGGATGGGCCCTCTGGACCTGTGGACGTATGACTTAGATTCCACCATTGGGCTAAATGTCACCTTTAGGTTCATGTGTATGAGCAAGGCGAGAGCTAAAGGCACCAAATTTGAGAACGAAGTTCTCGCTGGACTCAAAAACATTTGGCCCGACGTTGACCGGGCTAAGGCCGGTAACCCATCAAACGACTTTCATGGCACCCCTTTTCCTGTCGAGGCCAAGCACAGGAAAAGGTGGGAAATTCCTGAATGGGTTCGTCGCATACGTGTGGCAGCCGGGGGTGACAACCAGTGGGCGTTGGTTGTTGCCTCCGGTGACCGGCGCAAATCTGACTCGGCGACACTAATGATTGTCGACTGGGACTTCGGCCAGCAGCTCTTGGAAGCGTGGGACGAATGGTCATAGCACGCACACAAGCGCAGAAGCGCTTCGACTTCGCTAACGCTCGAGAGTACGAAGAGTATGTAGCTGAGCGTCTAGGTGTGACCTGTCACACACGATTCAACTCTGCCGACGACCTCGACATCTGGGTACCCGGGTTCTTCGTCGAAGTGAAAGAGAAGAACCAGCACTTCGGGAAACGCTGGCACATCCTCCCCGACGTAATAGAAGAGAACCTCTTCATTGTTGATGAGCTGACAGTACGCAAAGCACTCCGCTGGTACCCCGAAGTGTTCTACCTCCTGAAAGACAACGTGGGTGACCCCACTGGTCCACGACTGTTCCTTGTCCCTATCTGGGAGCTGGTCGCAGTCGAGCGTGAACGAGTCGACCGAGTCGGACAGACCGGTCACTTGAAAGGTAAATGGGTTCTCGATCTGTCAAAATTCATGCGTATCCAAGATGAATCCGACATTCCTCAGATAGCATTGTCAATGTTGACCAGTCAAGCTTGGAAAAAGTCTGAGTGTCTTGGCGGGGAAACAAGTCAGGTTTGAGATGCACGGAAAACTCGTTGGGCTCGGTTGTCGAGCCCAAGTCGGTAAAGACACTGCAGCAGCAGCATTAGGTTTTCCTCGTCTAGCTTTTGCTGACAGTGTCAGAGCGTTAGCTCAACGCATCGACCCTTATGTGAATGACTTTGGTTTGCGTCTGTCTGACGCCGTTGAACGGCTCGGATGGGAAGGAGCGAAAGTCGAGATCGATGAGGTTCGTCGACTATTACAAGAGCTGGGTGGTGGCGCTCGAGACCTGATCAGCACCCGAGTTTGGGTCGACCCCGTTATCAGCTATGCCCAAGACCAGATGCTTGACGGGGAAAGTGTCGTCATCAGCGACGTCCGATTCCCTAACGAAGCGAATGCCATCCGCTCTGCTGGTGGCATCCTTATCCGCATCGACCGCCCCGATGTACCACGCCTTGACCACCCGACCGAAAACGCCCTCGATGACTTTGACTTCGATCATGTCATCGATAACAGCGGCACCGTAGAGGAACTCTGCGATGCCGTAAGGGCGATCGTCGGCAGTGGCTCGTGAGATTCCTGTAGATCCAGAGCACTTAGCTCGTCGCCCAGCATCCGAATCTAAGCGCAGTGAAGAGCATGAAACTCTCATTGACGCTGTCGAAGAACTGCCAGAACTAGAGCGTTCCGTCGTTGAACTACTCATTTGGGGTGGTTTAACGAAGGTCGAAGCAGCAGAAATGCTTGGCATCTCTCGATCGTACGTTCACAAACTATGGAGACGGGCTCGTGTCCTCCTTAAAGACCAGTTGTCAGACAATTACTGAATGGGGGCGCTGCAAGCAGCGGCCTCGTCACGATTCACAGTGGTGCAGCTATCACTATGGTGCTGCTCAGACTGCTGACTTCAGGCACGACTCGTATTA